ATGAACGACTACCGGCAGGGTGACACGATATACATCCTGCTGAAGAAGAGCCAGGCGGAGAGCGTGATGGACGAATGGCTGGAGGGTAACTGGCAATGTGACCTGACGGCACACCGCAGCCAGAAGAACAAAGGGTGTGTGGTGCTGGAAACTACCGACCTGATGTTTGCGGCACGGATTATCCAGTGGCACACTTATGAGAGAGTAACGTATAAGCGACCAAGCAACGAAAAACGATGAGCATGATGGACGATACGATAGAGCAAATAGTGAAGGCGGCAAAGGAAGCCGTGAAGTGCTATGGCGGTGACGACCAGTACATGATTTTGGAAGAGGTGAGCCGCCGTCTGCAGGAAGAAGGACACACCGCCCTTATGGTGGAATATTTAGGAGAGGAGGTGGTGAACGATGAGCAGTAAGCACCGAATGATATGGCTGACGCCACCAGTTTACGGAAGCAAGGAAGAACGGATTGAGAGCCGAGGATATACTTGCGAATACTGTCATGGTCAGGGTGGTTTTTTAGGCGACCGTAGCAGCCTGAACGACAGCGAATGGAAAATCTGCCCCGTGTGTGAGGGCAGCGGCAAGATGGACGCCAAAGTGACCATCAAGTGGAAACCAAGTAAAACGGAAAAGAAATGATATATATTGGGATATTGACCGTAACAACGAATGTCTATGGTTCGCGCAGGACTTTACGCTTCGGCATTGTTCTTGACAAGAAGCGGAAAGGCATAGAGGATAAAATAAAAGAGACGTACCGCAAGAAGTTTGAGGAAAAGATGCAGGAAGTCGGTCTTCCAGCATCGGCTTGCAAATTGTCTTTTAGGTTTGAAACGACACTGCTTGCAGGTATAGACTTTGCATTTTTTGAAGATGAAGCAACTGTAAATCCAATAAACATCAATGAAAATGGAAATACTGACAAACATTAAAATGTGGCTGAACGCAGAGCGCAAGGCCCGCAACGAGAAAAAGGCTGCGAAGAAAGCAGCAGCTTTGGTTAGAGAGAGCGAAACGATAGTTCAGGCACGCGAGTTCAGCGGTGAGGTGTACATTTGTTTTAACAATGTGCCGTTGCTTCCTGCTGACGGCTTGACATGGGAGGTTCCTACGGCACTTGCCGTGGCGAGAGAGGCGTGGCTGAAATGGAAAGAGAAGGAGGCAGAGCATGAACCACGTCGATAACTACGGGAAGTTCTACAAGCTGCTGAAGCTGCTTCCCGGCGCAGACAAGGAGACCTTGGTGCGGCAGTTTACCAACGAGAGAACCGAGCACCTGCGGCAGATGACCCAGACGGAGTATGAACTGATGTGCAAGGAAATGGAACGTGTGGCGGGCTACGACGAACGGCGTGCCGCTCTGCTGAAGGCGAAGCGCAAGGCGCGTAGTGGCGTGCTGCATCAGATGCAGTTGTGGGGTGTGAACACGGCAGACTGGAAAGCCGTGGACCGCTTCTGCGAGGACAAACGGATAGCGGGCAAGGCATTCCGCTTCCTGGACACAGAAGAGCTGAGCATCCTCAACACTAAGTTGCGTGCAATGAATCGTAAGAAAGATAACTAAAAAACAATTATGACCACAAAAGAAAAAATGGAACAGATGTTCGCCTGCCTTGGCAGAACAGAGAAATGCAAGTTTATTTCGAGTAATATTGAGTATGCGAGTATGCATGCAATAGTAGAACGTGCAAAACCTTACATCTTTGACTTGCTTGATGAGTGTGATTTTGACATGATAAAAGATTATGTTGAAAGCCGAGAGGAAAAATAAAAACAATTAAAAACAGTAAGACAATGGAAACAAAGAACGAGACAGTGGACCCCTTGAAGGGTATGACGAAGGAACAGCGTGCCGAACTGTTAGCACGGCTGCAGACCGAGGTAAAGAACGACCGCATGGCGAAGCGCGAGAGCTACGAGGCGCTGCGTGGGCAGTTTATGCATGACGTGCTGGGCAGAGTGGAGAACTTGGAGAGTGAGGTTTCGGGCTTCAAGAAATGGCTTGACGACGAGGTGACAGCTTTCACGAAACTCATGCGCGAGTATGGCGCTGTGAAGAACGAGAGCCAGCAGAGCTACACGATCACTGACGGGGACTTCAAGCTTGAGGTGAAGTTTAACAAGGTGAAGGGTTTTGACGAGCGTGCAGACCTTGCGGCCGAGCGTCTTGTGGACTACCTGAAGCGCTACATGGAAGCGAGCGAGAAGGGCGTGGAGGACCCGATGTACCAGATGGCGATGACGCTTCTGGAGCGCAACAAGACGGGCGACCTGGACTACAAGAGCATCTCGAAACTTTATGAGCTGGAGGACCGCTTTGACGAGGAGTATGCAGAAATCATGCGTCTGTTTAAAGAAGCCAATGTGGTTCAGGCCACGGCGACGAACTACTACTTCTCTAAGCGCAATCCGGAGAACGGTGTGTGGAGCCGCATAGAGCCGAGCTTCTGCCGATTGTGATGATGTGCTGGGCCTTTTTGAGCTTTTCTGAGCCTTTGGAGGGCGCAAGATGAATAAAGCCACCTAAATTGAGCGATTTAGGTGGCTTTTTGCTTGCGGTTTAAGGAAAAAGTTTATTTTTGCAGACTATGAAAAAAGGAAGGAATAAAGAGCTGATAAAGCTGAGGGACGAGGCTCTGTACCGCCGTTACTATTACTGGACGGAGGTGCAGCGCCTACGTTTTGATGATGCCCTGAAGCTTCTTTCAGAACGTGAGTTCTTTATTTCGGAAGAGCGCATCATGAGCATCATCAGACGCAAGTGCAGGGAGGGTGGAACTGTAAACGTGAGGCCGTTGCCGAAGGTGAAGGTTCCTCGTCTGAGCGCGAGCCAGCTGGAGCTATTCCCGACGCTGTGAGAGAAGAGCAGACTCGTCGTGGATGGTGAACGAAAAGATGTACTCATAGACCTTTATGCCACTGGGCATAGAATAGAAACGCGACTTGGTGCGTATCATCGGCGACATATATCCGAATGGGCGGAAACACTGCAATGCGGTGTAGAGGCTGTTTGCCATTTGCAAACGCTCTGCCACCTTTGACTCGGTTCCCGATCCGTAGTGCGTGTCGTCATAGCAATCGACGGCGAGACGTACAGAGAACTGCACCTGCCCCTTCTGGGCTCCCATGCCGACATTAGTCCAATCGGCTTCGAGATTGCCGATGAGGACGCACGGAAAGGTGACTGGGTAGGCATCTTCCTCAATGCCAGCCTCCAACTGACCACAGTCTTCGTCAACGAGTGAGAGACCGGTCATTTTGTTAGTGATGAGTTCGATAATGAGTTTGAACAATTCTTCCATAATGATTTTATTTTTCTGAGTTTAATATCTTGATAATTTCCTGTTTTGTGCGTTCGTGTATCATGTCCTGCAGCTCGCGGCTATCTCCGAGGAACTGTCGCTGTGGAATATGTACGGAGAGTTTCTTCTTTTTTGTGAGAGCGAGGGCACGCCACTTCTGTGCAAGTGGATTTGCAGCAGCCTCGTCGGTACGTTTCTTTTTGCTCTTCTTGGAGGCATTGCGCTTGATGCCCGCCTCGCGATAGAACATGGCCCATGCAAAGCGTCGCATCTTAGGTGTGACAGAGGGGTGGAGTGTTCCTCCCCAGTTGTGTATGGGAGCATATAGTAGGTCGTTTGCCACCTTGACGCGATAGTCTGACGGTGTGTACTTTATGGACGCGAACAGATGGTTGCGTGAGGAAAGGAGCGGTCCATAGCGCGATGCTGCCGTCTTGCCTCCTGCGAGCTGCCGTTGGGTGGTTTGCCAATGGTGCACCCCACCATTGACAAAGGCACTGATGCGGAAACTGTTCTGGAAGAAGTCCTTTGCTATACGCCCTGCAATGACGGGGAGGCGCCTTCGCATAAGATGGTCGATTTGCTTGCTATGCGATTTTAGTTGTTTTGAGAAATCCTTTAATTCCATACCATTGGGAATAAGACGTAAAACATGAGTGCTGCGATGCTGCCGCCGAGAACGGTGCAGAGCCAGCCTGTCCAGTCCCAGAGGTTGCCATTTAGGCGGTCTTTTAGCTCAAGGCACGATGCAGCGACGGCTGCGGCATATATGGCAGCATAGAAAGAACCGGCAAGTGTGGCGACGATGAAGCCACCGATGAGATGCTTGTATCGGTTAGACGCTGCGAAAAAAGAGAAAAATTTGTTCATAACGCTTGTTTATTAAATTATTATTGTTATCTTTGCGGTGACTTAGAAATAAGTTATGTGTGTTTCGGCACGCATCCGGCGCCGGGGTGTTCCTTGAGAGACCCGGCTTTTTTCATATTTCATAGTGAAGCAACTCGTTTCTACCCTTTATGACACAATAGATATGCTTCAAATCCTTATCAAGCAGATTCCCGTCAAAATTCCGATAGAACTTGAAATAGTTGATGGATTTTTTCATTTTTGTCTCATCAAACAGGTTTGGATCATGGAAATACAGACAAAGAGCATCCGCTTTCTCCTCGACGTCGCTTCTGCTGTTGTATCGGCGTAACTGATCATTCTTTTTAACAAATATATTTGAGTACCATCCACGTCCAGTAACCGAGCGTATGTCCATATATTTGTCATCCATAACCATATCGAGAGCCGCTAATTGCTGTCCATTTTTCTTTTTTGTCTCATTACAGAAGATAGCTTTGTGTCCCATTGAGAACAGTTGATTTTGACATTCATTTTCCAGGTCGGAAGAAGTAAGTCCGCCAAAGAACCTTTGTGCGTGTTCGCCCTCATGAGTTATATGACCAATATGTGCGGCTTTGAGTCCACCAGTACGTTTGTCGAAAACAACATCTTTGTATTCTGGGTCGTGAAGCAAGCGTTTGTATTCAACCCTATTAGCTTTTAATTTCTCCTTATCTGGCTTATCTGATTTGCATAACGAGTCTAAACAGTTGTTGATGTACGGGCAGTTGTAGCAGTCTTTAGCCTTGTTGTTGAACAAATGGCTCAGCTTGTCCCTGAAGCCCGGTTTATAGAAACTGCATGAGCTGCATGACTTGGGGAAATACGGATGCGACTGTGCGAACACAGCCCCGTCAGTTCCTGGATTGGAATCGAGTCCGGGCTGCGGATTGCTTGCCTTGTCGGAAGAAGGCGTAGCAGTGCATGGCTCGTCGGTGGATGTAAGCGAGCATTTGCAGTTCCATCGATCGCCCGGCCGGTGTTCGTTCCAGAAGGGGTCGTTGATGGGTCGGACCGTGTTCCAAAAGAGCTGATGGTCGGCGCCCGGATTGGGCGATGTGGATGGCATCCATTTGAGATTTGGCAGTACGTCTGCCTCCCGTAGGAACTGCTGCCAGTCGGCAGCCTGATGTGCCCGAATGACCGCCGTGTCGTATTCGGTGCGCAGCCATGCCCCACACTGATGCGATGCGATGGGCAGAACATCGTTTGCCCACTGATTGAACGGCTTTAAATCGCCGTTTGAATCGGTGAGAAGTCTTGCCATATCAGATTGCATACGGTGGACCTTGAAGGCAGAGAAGACCTCGTTGGAATGGCGTAGCGCCTGACGGAAGTCGTCATCCAGGTCGGGCACATCGGCTGCAGCCATGCTTTGGGCTGTAGCCTCATTGAATCTGCGCAGGATGGCACGGAACAGTTCGGGCGAAAGGTCGGTGGGAGACTGCGCCTTGCCCCGACGGTAGATGTCGTGGAGAACCTGCGCGATGAAATCATCGGAGAACTCCATGGACGCAGCCACATCGTCAGTCTTCGCCTGGTAGAGATTATTGACTACCACTCTAAATCCGCCCCGCCCTGCTGCGGGGCTTTTGCGAAAAAAGAGCGCATCCAGTTTTTGAAGGACTTTTTTTGTTTTGGCGACGGTTCGGAGTTCTTTTTGTCGTCGCTGTTATCGGGTTCGTCATCATCATCGGCAGGAAGCTGCTGATTGTCAATGGAGGCAAGCGCCTCCTTTTTTTGTTGTTGTTCGGCTTTCAGTTTGTCGTAATCGGCAGGTTTTTCGACACCGAACTCCTCATAGAGATAGTCGTCGGAGACAGGCAGCTGGAAGTTGGATCGTAGCTGAGTGAGTATATTCATCTTTGTGGAAGGGTCGATGTCCTTCTGCTCGGGGAAACAGAACTCTCCGCCAAAGGTATTGATGCCCATGCGCTGGAATATGTCCGTCATGTCGTAATTGAGCACATTGAGGATGTATCGTCTGTCGGCCTGCGCCACTCGGTCCTCCACCTTCTTGTGTACCGTGCCGAGTGCTTGCGTTCCGTTTTCTGAGGACTCGGTGGTGAGCGTGTTTCCGAGTATGAGCTTTGAAATCTCGTTGTTGCAGCGCTCGCAGAGTCTCTCGTAGACATCAGCAGACCCCGTCTTGTTGCCCGCTTCGACGAGATTGAGCGTAGTGTCCTTTCCATGTACAAAGACGGCAAGCGCCCCGGCGCTGGCTGCATCGTCGATGGCTCGCTGACGCGACTCCTCATCGTCAGTCTCGTATGTGTACTCCTGAATGGGCATACCGAATACTTCGGAGAACTGTGACCAGTCGCCCGTGGTGTTGCGCTTGTATATGACCCATGGTACAGCCTTGGCGAGGAGTCCGAGATCAGATGGCGATCCGATGAAAAGCAGGTCGGGGTATTCGTCCCATGATGTGCCGGTGATGTCGGTCTGGTGTCGCAGTATGAGTCGGCGCACCGGGTCGGCATGCTTTCTTGGGATGAGGTCGTAATCGACCCATTCGCCCTGTCGATAGAACTGGCAGAGGGAAAAGCCCCACATCTTTGCATCTATAATGTCGGTGACGAGTCGTGAGAACCATGGTGACTTAATCTGCTCGTTGACTGCCTCGTCGGGCTTGCCGTCTCTCCAGAACTCGATGTCGGCACAGAGTACTGCATTGCGTCGCTTCTCGATGACGCAGGAGAGGTGTGTGTCCATGAGTATGTCAGAGTAAAGGTCGTAGAGTTTGTATCGTCGCGAGAAATCGACATCCTCAGCCGCCCGGACAGCCGAAGTGAAGTCTGCGATGTCGATGCCGAAGCGCTTTGGCTGCGTGAGCACAATGACATTGGGGCGCTGCTGTCCCTGCTGGGGAATGTTTCCGCCAATGGTGATTTTGCCCTTTGGGGCTTTGCTATACTTTCGTTTTGTCATAATCAGAATTTTTAATTGTCAGTTACCAGTGATTGACCCGTTTGGGGTTGCTTTTCAAGCGGAATGGTGCATGTGCTGCACGCACCTCCTCGGGTAGTAGCGGTGCCCCCTGGATGGAGATGTCCTCTGCGGCGACCGCCTTCATCCACTCGACTGCCCTGTCGTAACGGTCCTTGCGCAGCTGCGAGAGTTTCTGCGGGTTGTGAATACAGAAGATGTGGTATACGGCGATGTCTATGACCATCATGAGTACGAGCTGGAGTCGGTCGGCCCCAGTGGCCTCGAAAATACGGTCGCAGTCGTATCGTTTGGAGAGATAGCACCTCATTTCGGCAATGGCGCGATCCTCACAAATCTCGATGACCGATTCGTCGGCTCTGGTGAGCGCATCGAGAATCTCTCGGTGAATGGAGGCATCGTAGTCGGAAAGTTGTACGAATTGGCTCATATATACATTGTTTAGAATTTATAATCTTCGTTTGTTGCGTGTGCGTATGTCGGCACGCGAGCGTGTGAGTGGTGGTTCGGCCCTGTGCTGAATCTCGTCGATGATGCGATTGCCGCCCTCTACGGCATCAGGACCGTCGGCCGGATAGCGTAGGGAGAGGGTGAAGAGCGTGAACTGGTCGAGGAGTTCCTTCATGTGGGGATTGTCGCGTTCTGCCTCGTTGAGTATGAGATTGCCGGCACGGTTCATCGGTTCGAGGTTAGCTTCGATGCGTGTTGCCTTGTCGGTTTTCTTCTCCTCGTCTCCTCGTATGTAGAGCTGTACGCCCTGCTCGCGTCGCACCTTGGCGACGAGCGGCTTAAATACCTGCTGAAAGAACGGGTCCTGCAGTTTGTTGTTCTCCATGTAGCAATAGACCGGAGCACGACCTCCGACAAATGCGAGCAGCTGCACATACCAGTCGATGAACTCGGCATTGAGCGCTTGAGCCAAAAACATCTTTATGACGTACAGCTTGCCGGAGAGCTTGCCGAGGAGTGAGACCGTCTTGAACGACTTGCCTTTTTTGCCCTTGCCTTCGCCCGGAGCGGGGTCGCCGTAAGCCACGAGGAACTTGAACTTGGAGAGCTGTGGCACCTTTCCGAAAGCCATCTCGGAGAATATCTCGCCCTCAGAGATGGGGTTGTTGAAGTACTCACCCTGTGCTGACTTCTTGGAAATCTTGGCGAGTACACGGTCGATGTGCTCCTCAGAGTTTTTCTCGGGCCATGTGGAGTGTCCGTCCTTGTCGCGGATATTAACGATGTCCCAATGGTCGGCCATTGCTCCTGCACGGACGACACAGCAGTCCTTGGCGATGATGTTGCCGCAGAAGAGCACCAGTGTAGGCTCAGAGACAGAGCGCGTTGGGTAAAGCGCCTTCTCCCACCAGTCCCATCGTTTCTGTATGATGTCGGGATTGAGCGTGTCCTGGTCTGTGTCGAAGTCGTCTACGAGCAGGACGTCGGGACGTACGGCATCCTTGCGGGAGCCACGTGGTGACTGTCCTGCTCCGAGCGCACGGAATGCCACGCCCTGCTTGGTGATGAACTCGTCCTCCGTCCATGAGCCGACGGACTGCTGCTGTCCGTAATATGCTATGATGCGTCCGTTGGCTTCGAGGTTTGCCCGGTAAGGGTCGAGAAGCCGGACGGCATTGTCGAAAGAACTGGACGTGAGAATGACGTTGCGTTTCTGCCCGGTGAGGGTGAGATACATGACACAGAACATGGTGCATGTGGACTTTGCGAGCTCACGGCTCCATGAGAGCACCTCGAACCACTCAGGGTTGGAGGTTATGCGCTTTATAGCCCGGCGCTGGAATGGTGCGAACTCGTACTGTGCGAAGTTTGGAAAAAAGAACTTTATCCATTCGAGCGGTCGTGCTTCAAGCCATGCCCGGTGCTTCTGTATTTCGGCCTGTGACATGGAGCGATCGACTGGCGTTGCGCGCGCGATGTTGTCCTTGAACTTTTCCCAGTTTTGCAGTGCTATACGGTCAGTCTGTTTCATACGCTGTTAGAGTTTGTCCTTGATGTAAGCGTCGAAAAGCGAGGTTAGCTCCTTTGCCTTGTCGAGGTCGGATGGTCGCATCCACTCGATGACATCAGTGAGCACAGCGATGCGGTCGGCGATGCCCACCTCTTGCTCCATGTTTCGTATTGCGGATGTGAGCTTCACGATAGTGTCGGCCTGCTTAGCATCAGGGTATCGTTGCCCCTCTGGTTTGAGCTGTATTGCGTTGTTGACTTCGGCTACCTGACGATAGAGGCTTTGTACCTGCTCACGCCGTGTGAGCGTGAGTCCGACCTTCTGTTCCTCCCATTTGCCGCCGCGGCACCAGTTTGAGACTGTGACGCGTGACACTCCCACACGGTCGGCAATCTCCTGCTGTGTGAGGTTTTCTCGGAGATAAAGCGTGCGAGCCCACTCCTTTTTCTGTGTATTGGTTAAATCTGCCATTGAAAAATCTGTTTATAATGTGAATAAATGCAGTGCAAAATTACCGTGAAAAGGAGTGAATCCGAGCGAGTGAAAAGCATGATGACAAGTTGCGGCGTTATGATGCCGGCATAACGTTTCATGATAAAATAGGGGGTATGGAATGAGGTTGGAAAGCCATTAACTTTGCAACCGCAACATGGGCAAACTGCCCGACAAAGAAGGAGACAATGAGCAAATATTTCAATATAAAGAAAGCGGCGAGCGTGAGCACCATCTACATGTATGGCGACATCGGCTACGAGGTGGCGAGCGGGCAGATAGCCGCCGAGTTGGCAGCCTGCGCCGAGGAGAGTGAGCGTATAGACATCCGCATCAACTCGAACGGCGGCGACGTGTTCAGCGGTATAGCCATCTACAACGCCATCCGCCAGAGCGATGCCGACATACGTCTTTACGTGGACGGTGTGGCGGCGAGCATGGCGAGCGTGATAGCGCTGTGCGGCAAGCCTGTGGAGATGAGCCGTTACGCGCGTCTGATGCTTCACAGCGTGAGCGGCGGCTGCTACGGCAACAAGCAAGAGATGGCTAAGTGCATCGCGGAGATAGAGAGTCTGGAGGACAGTCTGGGCGAGATGTACGCCCAACGCATGGGCATGAGCAAAGAAGAAGTGAAAACCCAATACTTTGACGGTACAGACCACTGGCTGACGGCGCAGGAGGCCCTGCAGATGAGGCTGATAGACGGCATTTATGATGCGGACCCCGTGGCTGAGGACAGCACTCCAGAGGAGATATACACGACATTCAACAACCGGCTCAGGAACGAGCCACAAAAAGCGAACAATATGACATTAGAAGAACTGAAGAAACAGGCGCAGTTTAAGGACTGCAAGAGTGATGAAGAAGTTGTGGCGAGGGCTCAGCACTATGCGACCCTTGCCAGCAAGGCACAGACGTTGGAGGACGAGAACAAAGAGCTGAAGACGAAGCTGAAGGGCTTTGAGGACGAAGCCGAGGCCGACGCAGAGGCTGAGCGCAAGGAACTGCTGGACGCAGCTGAGCAGGACGGCCGCATCAATGCTGAAAGCCGCCCGACCTTCGAGAAGATTCTGAAGGGAAACATGGACGAGGGCAAGAAGGTGCTTTCCGCGCTGACCCCGAAGCGCAAGGTGATGAACGACCTGCACGTGCAGCCCGGTGTGAGCGACGGACCATGGGAGCAGCGCCAGAAGCAAATCAGGGAAGCGCGCATGAAGCGCCAATTCCAGTAAAGGACTAGAGAGACAGAAGAACCATAAAAAGGAAAACAAATGGCAATAGTAGTAAAAAACACAAATTATAACGGTGAGGTGCTTGAGCGCATCCTGACCGTTGCGACCACGGGTAACGAGCTTGTGGACAAGGGACTCATCATGGTGATTCCCGGTGTGGAAAAGAAAATCAGCGTGCCACGCATAAAGGCGGGCAAGATGCTGCAGAAGCGCAAGGAAGACCCTCAGAAGAGCGATGCCCAGGGCGACTTCAATTACAGCGAGCAGACCTTGGAGCCCCACGACTTCATGGCGTTCACGGTGTTTAACCCACGAACTTTTGAGCAGATATGGAGAAAGTGGCAGCCTAAGGGCAACCTGGTGTTTCCGGAACTTCCTCCCGAGGCCCAAAACGCTCTTCTGGAGGCGCTGTCGAAGCAGGTGCAGTTTGAGCTTGGCAACCTGTTTGTGAACGGCGAGTATGTGAGCGGTGGCACCGACGACCAGCTGATGGACGGCATATTGACGCAAGCAGCCAAGGTAAGCGACGTAATTGTGGTGAACCCTGAGGGCCCCACCTCGATGATAGACCGCTTGTATGCTGTGCGCAACGCCATCCCCAAGGCGATGCGCGAGAACCCGAACCTGCGCATTCTGATGAGCGTTGACGACTTTGACCAGTACGACAAGGAACTGACAGAGCGCGAACACAAGAACTCTAACGAGAGCGAGGTGAACAGTAAGCGCTTCAAGGGCATCGCCATCGAGACTGTGGCCGCCTGGCCTGACTCGCTTATCATGGCGACGCTGTGCTCGCCCGATGCGGACGGCAACTTATTCGCTGCGGTGAACCTTCAGGACGACGAGAGCGTGATCCAGATAGACAAGCTGAGCAACGCATCGGAGTTGTACTTCTTCAAGCTGTTGATGAAGGCCGACACGAACGTTGGTTTCGGTGAGGAGATTGTGGTGATGGACTGGAGAAAGACCAAGAAATTCAATTACGTGCCCGAGGGATAGAAACTGGGAACGGCGGAGTGCGTGGAACCGCCTCCGCCCAGGTAATAAATACAACTAAAATAAAAAAAAGATTATGGCAGAGAAAAAGACAGTGAGTGTGAAGGTCGTGGCAAAGTTTCGCGACAAGGAAGACCTGAGCGTGGTGCACGAGGCAGGTGAGGTGCTTGAATTTGAGCTGGATCGTGCCCATGACGTTGTGGAACGCGGTTTGGCAGAGTATGCTGACCCCATCGGCTAGGCTATGGCAAGGATGAAATATCTGGTGCTGCACTGCACAGCCACGCCAGAAGGTCGTGAGGTAAGTTCTAAAGAGATACGCCACTGGCACACTGACCCGGTGAAGAAGGGCGGCAGGGGCTGGAAGCAGGTGGGGTACACCGATTTGTTCCATCTGGACGGAACTGTGGAGCGCCTGGTGAAGAACAACGAGGATGCGGAGGTGGACCCCTGGGAGGTGACGAACGGTGCTGCGGGCTATAACTCGGTGAGCCGCCATGTGGTGTATGCCGGCGGTCTGGCAAAGGACGGCAAGACGGCCAAGGACACGCGCACGGCGGCACAGCTGAAGGCTATGACTGACTACGTGAGGAACTTTCATGAAAGGTTTCCACAGATCAAGATTGTGGGTCACCGTGACCTGCCAGGCGTGACTAAAGCCTGCCCGAGTTTTGACGTGAAGGCATGGTTGGAGAGCATCGGAATTAGGCAGTAAGGAGAGTGTGAAAACAGAGTAAATAACGAATAAAAAGGAAACAAGGATGGCGGACACAGTAATCATGCAAATCCTGCAGTGGGCTATACCCTCGGGCGGCATAGGTGCCGCCATCGCTTGGGTTGCGAACCGCAAGGTGAAGGAGGCCGAGACGGCGAAGAGCGTGCATGACACGTACAAGGTGATGTACGAAGACGTATCGACGCTGCTTGTGGAAACGCAGAAGAAATATGAAGAGACGACAAAGATCACTGAGAAACTGGTGGCTGAAAACAACCTCACGCGACGTGCTGTCAACCGTCTGTCGCGTGCCATTGAGGCTATTCAGCTATGTCCTCACAGGGCTGCTTGTCCTGTCAGCAGCGAGCTGCAGCTCGACGAGACAGACGGTGAGGTCGGAAAACAAAGTGTCGGCAAGCGCAGTGCGAAAGGACAGCGCAAGCGCCGCGACGAGCGTGATGAAGGCGTGGTGGACGGCGCCGGTGAAGGCGGACACGGCATTGCTGGAGATAGCGCTTGACTCTGGTCTGTGGCGACTGCCTGAAGGAGCGAGCTATGCTGCGAGCTCGGGCCGTGCGCACGTGAAGGCGAGTGTGAAGCAGAACGTGGGCGGCAAGCCTCCCAGCCTGGTGATAGAGAGCGGCTGCGACAGTTTGGCGCGTCTGTGTGCGTATTATGAGGCGGAGAACGAGCGCCTGAGCGTGGCGAGGGCTCATCTTCAGGACAGTGCTCAAACGGCGGTTGAAGAACGTTCGAAAGAGCGAGGGTTGTGGTGGGTGGACTGGTGTGTATTTATTGCAGGCGGAATGGTCTGCACGGTAATAACAATTTTAACAATGAAGATTTATGAACGATTTTATGTACGGCCTGGCGGTCGTTAAGGTAGGCGAAAAAAAGCTTGGCTACATTGAGGAAAACAGCTTCAAGCTGAACGGTGCGAAGGGTGAGGTGACGAAGATCAACGCTGCCCAGAAGCATGGCGGCCCTGTGCTTGTGATTCCGAAGTCGAACGGCACGATTGCTCCGAGCTTTGACCTTATCCAGATGGACTACGAGAACATGGCAGCCCTGATGGGCGGTGTGGTGAAGAAGACGGCGGAGAAAGCGACAGGCTGGGAAGCTCCATCGGACCTGGTGCAGATAACGAGTCCACTGACGATACAGACGGACTCGTCGCACGAGATAAACATCCGGAAGGCTTTCATCTCGGCATACATTGACGGCGACCTGAACTTGGACAGTGTGTCGAAGGTGAAGGTTGAGGTTGAGGTGATGATTCCGGACGACGGTAGCAAGCCTTACAGCATTGATGATGTGGCTGGATAGATAAACACAGAGAGCGATGAAGGACAGCCATATTGAGAAGGAGGCAGCGGAGGCACTTTTGGACGTGGGTGTCTCCGTTCCTTTTAAGGAGTTGAAGCTGCCGTGGCGCAAGGAGGCGATACGTCTGCGTTTCAGGATGGGCCGTCCGCGTCTTGGCGGTCAGATACGTATAGCTCGTCTGTTTGCGGGCCTGAACGTGACTCACGCGGAGCTGGAGGCGATGACAGAGTCAGAGCGTCTGGCTTGGCTTGGTGAGCACGGTCGCACTGTGAGCCGGATTGTTGCTCTGACGATATGCAGGGGCAAGTGGAGCGGGCTGCTGCTGTCGGGCGTGGTGGCATGGTTGCTACGCTGGTGGGTGGATGACGTTTGGCTTGAGGCTGCTTTCCGACGCTGGACGCTTCTGCTGGGTACGCGGGGTTTCGAGAGTATTATCGCATTGTCGGCGGCGACGAATCCGCTGAAGCCGACGATAGCGAGCCATTAAAGGAAGGGGAGTTAAGAACTAAGTATGAGGGTTCACATAGCCTCTTCGGTATGCTTTGGCAGGTGGCTCAGGCGACAGGTTGGAGTGTGGACTATATGCTGTGGGGTGTGAACTGGGAGACTTTGGTGCTGATGCTTGCCGATGCCCCGCGGTATGTGAAGGTGAAGGGCAAGGAAGATTCTGGGCCGTCGCGTAAAGTGAAAGGGAAGCGGACCGCTCAGGAGATCCTGGAGTGTTTTCAAACAAGACTGAAGAAATGACATGAAAGCTGTAGAAGTAGAATTATTGATGAAAGGGAACCTTAGCCAGGGCATGTTAGATGCCCAGACTAAGGCTAATTTGCTTGATGAGTCCTTGAAACGAGTCGGCATGACCATTGGCGGTGTGTTCACGGCACAGAAGGCTGTGGAATTTGTGAAAACAATGATCGATGTGCGCCAGGAAGTGGAAAACCTCAGTATCTCGTTTGAAACATTGTTAGGCAGCAAGGACAAAGCTACGCAGTTCTTCGGTGAATTGCGTGAATATGCCGTGAACACACCGCTTATGCTCAATGATCTTGCAGGAGGAGCGCAAACTATGCTCGGATTCAACATCGAGGCGGAGAAGGTCATCCCGACACTAAAGCAGATTGGTGACATCTCCATGGGCGACCGTGACCGCTTCAACTCGCTTGTACTTGCATTTTCGCAAATGTCGGCTACGGGAAAACTGATGGGGCAAGATTTGCTCCAGATGATAAATGCCGGTTTCAATCCACTCGCTACCATATCGGAAAAAACTGGCAAAAGCATAGGACAACTCAAAGACGAAATGTCCGCTGGTGCTATCAGCTCTGAAATGGTGGCGCAAGCATTTGCAGACGCAACCGCAGAGGGTGGCAAGTTTCATGGCATGCTGGATAAGCAAAGCAAAGGTTTGAAGGGACAAATCTCTAATTTGGAAGGTGCTATTGACGACATGTTCAATGCCATGGGCGAAAAGAGTGAGGGTATTTTAACGGGCAGCGTTGAAGTGGCTTCAGAACTTGTAAAGAACTATGAAGCGGTAGGAAAAGCCCTTATGTCGCTTGTTGCGGTATATGGCAGTTATAAAACAGCTTTGATCGCAACACTGGCAGTACAGAATGCTGCTTCTTTTGTTGAAAACATTCGCCTTGTGGCTATGTTCCGTAAAGAATTGGGACTTGCAACAGCTGCACAGCAAGCCTTCAATATAACAGCAAATGAAAATCCTTATGTGTTACTTGCAACTGTTATTTTGTCTGCTGCCGCTGCGCTGGTTATATATTCAAAGAATTGCTCTGCTGCCGCTGACGAGGCTCAACGTGCGGCTGACCGTGAGAAAGAACAGACAGATGCAATCAATGACAAAAAAGAAGCGATTGAAAAATGTATAAGCACCATAACAGATGAGAATCTAGCGGAACAAGACAAACTAGAAGCTCTAGAAAAACTAAAGAAATTGATGCCGTCAGTCTTTGAGAAATACAGGACCGAAAAGGAACTTATTGGCAAACTGACGGAGGCGCGCCGGGAATATAACGAGGAACTTCGTGAAGAACGTAATCTTAAAGGCGAAGGTAATTTAAAGGCAGATCAACAACGAGTGGCTGACTTAAAAAAATACCTCGAACTACGCAAAGAATATTATAAGACGGGACGCTTGACTATGTCAGATTCTGATTATAATCTCTATCAGAACCTTGACAAGAAATATAATAAAGAAGTAAGGAACGTGCGTGGCACGTTTCAGACGTTCAACTCCGCTATAGAATCGTTGATTAAAGCTTCAGAGGGTACGGTGTGGAAAGATGTGCAGCAAGTGCGAACAGATAACCATAACAAGTTTATGGCAAAGTTGAATAGTATGAACGCAGAGACCGCTCAAAAGACTATCAACTTCTACAAAAATTGTATCTCCTCTGCGAACAAGCAAGGCAAGAAACTTGTAAAACTTCCAGGAGAGAGTGTTGCAACTAGTGTAGACGAATTGCAAAACCGCATCAAATCGGCCACTGCTCGTATGAAAAGCATACACGAGAATGCCTCTAAAGACTTCATGAAAGATGCAAAAACCGCATGGACTAATGCACAGAATGAAGTAAATAAAGTCATAAAGAATCGCAACAATCGTTCCCTTTATCCTGATGAAGCGTCCTATCTTGCAGCATTGCGCAAGGCACGCGATGAAGAAAAGAAGGCAAAGGCAAACTATGAGGCTGCAGGTGGTGACACATCAAAGAAAACAAAAAAGAAAACAAAAAAGACAAAGAACACAGGTCTTACACCTCAAGAAAAAGCTAATATAAAGGCTGCAGAGCAAGAAGAGAAAGGGCGTCAGGTAGAAGCGGCACAACGTAAACAAGAAGCGTCAGAAAAGCAAACCGCATTTGATTTGAAACAAGCGGAGATTGACGGCTTGCAAGAGGGTTTTGACAAGGAACTTGAAACGATAAATCTCAATTACGATAAACTTATCGAAGCGAACCGTTTGCGCCAGCAAGAATGGGTTGATGAACTTCAGAATATATCAGACCTCTCATTTGAACAGGCTCATCCTGACTGGAAGAAACAAGGGTTGAAGCGCCCAACTGTTACTGTGGATGATTTGAGTGCTGACCAAAAAAACTATCTGAAACAATATACTGAAGCCGCAAACGCATACAAGCAAAATTCCGAAGCAAAGCTCTATCAGAATTTGCTCGCCAAGTACCAAGACTACGAGGAGCAGCGCAAGAGCATCCGCGAGAAGTTTGCTAAGGATCGTGCTCATATAGAGAAGGCTGTGGACGCAGACGGGCGTCCTATAGGCGAGGATGTGAAGGAGCGTGCGTTGGCAGAGCTGGCGAAGCAGGAGCGTGCTGCGCTGAAGTCTGTGGACGAGGCTCAGCTGACGGAGCTGGGCAAGGAGAACAAGGTGCTTGTGGACTTGTTTGCTGACACTTCGGAGAAGAGTGTGGCTGAGGTGCAGAAGATAATAGACAGGACAAAGGTGCTGATGGACTATCTGCGTGGGACGAAGGACGCTGAGGGCACGGCTGTGATAAAGGACGGGAACGGAAAGACGGAGCGGAGGATCACGCAGAAGGATATGGCGGGGCTTGGTTTTTCGCCGGCTGAGCTGAAGGCTCTGGAGAAGAGTCCTGAGAAGCTGAAGGCTCTGACGGAGCAGTATGAGAAGCTGAAGAAGGAGGTGCTCGGTAAGAATCCGTTCAGGGCTCTGACTGATGCGGTTGGGGAGCTGTTCAAGCACGGCGAGGATGGTGAGGAGAAGGGCCTTGAGGCTAAGCTGAAGCGCCTTGGTGAGTCTGCTGCGGCTTCTGCTGAGATGGTGGGCGACCTGGCCGGGAGGTTGAGCGAGATGTTTGAGGCGGCGGGTAACGATGGCATGGCTGAGGCGATGGATGCTGTGCAGGGTGTGATGACGAGTGTGAGCAACATAGGCCGTGGCTTTGCTGAGGGCGGCGTCGTTGGCGGCATAGCTGCTGCCGCGGGCGAGGCTATCGGCTGGGTGACGAAGGCTTTTCAGGCGAGTGCGCGTCATAAGGCTGCTTTGGAGAAAGTCATGGAGGAGGTGACGGCTCAGCAGCGTGAGTATAACCTGCTGCTGATGGAGCAGAACCTGGAGATGGAGAAGGCTCAGACGATATTCGGCACGGACACTTACGGGAAGGCTGCGAACGCTGTGAGGGTGATGAAGGATGCCTACGCTGGCCTGAAGGCGGAGATTGCGGGCACGGCTGAGCAGCAGCAGAAGTTCGGATACCTTGATACTGGGAATGCCTTCTGGAACAAGATTGTGAACAAGGGCTACTCAGAGCTGAAAGATGCTTACTCGGGACTGGCTGACATTGAGATAAAGACGGGACATAAGAAGACGGGGCTGTTCGGCTGGGGCAAGGGCAAGGATACGTACAGCAGCATACTGGACGTTTATCCTGAGCTGATAGACAGTGCGGGGAACTTTAACCGCGAGCTGGCTGAGAGCATCATGAACAGCCGTGAGTTTGCGAAGAATGACAAGGAGGCCCTGCAGTATATCATAGACCTATATGACCAGGCTGAGGAGGCCTGGGAGTCTGTGAAGGACTACTTTGAGGGTGTGTTCGGCGACCTTGGGCAGACGCTGACGGACGCTCTGGTGGATGCCTTCAAGAACGGTACTGATGCGGGGAAGGCTTTTGCGGACTCGCTGACGGGTATGCTGGAGAAGCTGGCGGAGCAGATGATATACACGGTGACGATAGCCCCACTGCTGGAAAAGGCTCAGGAGGAGATGCTGGACGTGATGAAGCGCGAGGACCTGACGGACGAGGAGAAGTTTGGCAACTATGTGCGGATTCTGGACGACATGACGGACAATGCTCTGAGCCAGCAGGGTACCTTCAACGCGCTGCTGGAGAAGTATCGTCAGATGGCGAAGGAGAAGGGGTTGGACTTGTGGCAGGGGGACAGCACGACGCAGACGGGAAAGAGCGGTGCATACACGACGGCCTCGCAGGAGAGCATAACGAAACTGGAGGGTCTGTACACGGCGATGCTGGTGCACGAGACGAACATAGACACGAACGTGGAGAATGTGGCGGGGAGCATGCAGACGGCTCTGGGGCACCTGAAACGTATAGATACGAACACGGGCGAGTGCAGCGAGACGCTGAAACTGATGCGCAAGGACATGTGTGACATGAAGGACGACCTGACTACGCTACGTAGGGACGGCATTAAAACAAGGTAAGAAAAAAGGAGGAAAGAGCATGGAGATAACGAAAGGTCTGCTGTACATAAACGACAAGGATGCAGCCCAGGAATGGGGCGTGTTCCTGACGGAGAAGAAGGAGGGAGAATGGACTAACTATGAGGCTCTGCTGAAGCCGAGCACGACAAAGGAGCTGACTGTTGTGGACAACCCTGACGCTGACGGAGAGGAGCTGCCGGAAGAAATAGAGCTGCACCTTCAGGCGCGTGACGTGGAGCTGTACTTCTGCCTATGGGCTGAGTCGGCGCAGGCGTACTTCGTGAACTACGGCAGGTTCTTCACGATGCTGCGGACGGGCAAGGACGGATGGCTGGAGTTGAGGATTCCGGAGATAGACCGCACGTTCAGACTGCGGTATCTGGGGGCAACGGAGACGGAGCAACTGACGCCGATAGGCGAAGGCGGCGTGTGTAGCAGGATGCGGCTGAAATTCAGGGAGCCGAAGCCTCTGTACTGAAACGGCGTTTGCAAGGTATTCAAACAACGATAAAACAACGATAAAAAGGACATCAAAGGACATGGAGCTGAAGATATATGACAAACGGAACCGGCTGAGGACAACGCTGGTGCCCGACAGTAGCAGCACTCACCACGAGGAGGTGGGCGGTGACGACTACCTGAGCGTGTCGCTGGACAGCCAGGAGTGCGTGACACTGGAGCTGAACGACTGGACGGTATGGGAAGGGCGGAAGTTCTGGTGTGTGGAGACGTACACGCCGAAGCAGACGGGTCGCAGGAAATGGACGTACTCGGTGAAACTGTACGGTGCGGCGAGCCTTATCAAACAGGCGCTGATGCTGAACACGGAGGACTCGCCAGTATTCAGCTACACGGCGACGGCCCGTGAGCATGTGGCACTGGTGGTGAAGAACCTGAACCGCTGGATGGGCGGCATAACGGACTGGAAGGTGGGCAAGGTGGAGGCTACGGGCAACATCGTGGTGGACTACTCGGAGGGTCTGTACGGGAACGACGCTCTGAAGAAGATAGCCGACGAGGCCGGGACGGAATGGTGGATAGAGGGCATGACGGTGAACGTGTGTCGCTGCGAGAGGGGCGACGAGGTGACGCTGGGCTACGGCAACGGTCTGTTGAGCATAGAGCGTGACTCGGCTGACAACGTGAAGTTCTTCACCCGACTGTTCCCGATAGGTAGCAGCCGCAACATAGACGCTGAGAAATACGGCAGCAGCCGACTGCTGCTGCCGAGCCGTGCGACGTATGTGGAACGGAACACGGAGCTGGGCATTGTGGAGCACTTCGAGCAGACGGCGTTCCAGGAGATATACCCGCGGCGCACGGGCAAGGTGAGCTCGGTGAGGAAGGAGACGAAAAAGGGCGATGACGGCAAGCCTTTCGACATATACTACTTCACGGACGGCGAGATGAACTTCGATCCGAACGAATACGAGATAGGAGGTCTGGTGAAGCGCGTGACGTTCCAGACGGGGCAGTTGGCCGGTCTGGGCAACGACGAGGACGGGGAGCACTACTTTGAGGTGAACTATAACAGTGCGACGCGGGAGTTTGAGCTGATAACGATATGGCCATACGATGACGACACGCAGGTGCCGGGCGGAGTGCTGGAGCCGAAAGCGGAGGACACCTATATACTGTGGAACGTGAGGATGCCGGACGAGTATTACCCGATAGCGGAGGAGGAGTATGCGACGGCGGTGGAAAAATACATGGACGAGCACTGCCTGGACAAAAGCGTGTACAAATGCTCAACGGACTATGTGGCACTGAAGAAGCGCGGCGTTGTGCCGTGCATGGGGCAAAGGGTACGGCTGGAGAGTGACCGCTTTTTTGCGAGCGGCTACCGTGAGAGCCGCATAACGGTGGTGGACCAGAAGCTGGAGCGCCCGACGGAGGCTGACATCGAGATAAGTGACGTGCTGTCGCAAACGACGCAGAGCCGCATGGCGGACGAGATAGAGAACGTGCGGAGCGAGGTGAAGGCTAACACTGTGGAACTGCCTGACGTGATACGCTCTTGGGACACGACTCTACCTACGGACAACAATCTGTTTTCGGCAAGAAGGAGCGAGCAGGAATTTCTGAGCAGGAAACGCAATGACCGCACGAAGGGGCGGATAACCTTTGAGCAGGGTGTGGTGTTCGGCGAGGAGGAGAACGGCTTTGTTGACGGCAAGGGCAACGCGGAGTTGCTGACGGCTGTGGTGAAGGAGCTGCTCAGCAGCGGGGACTATAGCGGCGGGGGCTTGACGGACAGGGGCTGGAAACTGGGTATGGATGAGGACCGATTGTCGCACCTGATTGTGGACAAACTGACGGTGCGTCAGGTGATGAACGTGTTTGAGCTGCTGATAAACAAGGTGCGGAGCGTGGGCGGCCAGATATGCGTGAGCGCTGCGAACGGGAAGATAAAGGCTGTGGAGGAACAGGGCGACTACTACCTCATCAGCTTCGAGCAGGAGAACATGTTCGTGCGACATGACCTGGTGCGCTGCCAGACGTTCACGGGTACAGACCTGCGGAGCTACTGGGTGGAAGTAGCCGATGTTACGGAGGCCGGTATCGTGGTGGCGAAGGAGGAGTTTGAGGGCGTGGAACCGAAGGAGGGCGATGAGTGCGTGCTGATGGGCAACACGGCAAACACGGACCGCCAAAATATGGTGCTCATATCGGCCACCGAGGACGGCCAGCCGAGAGTGGATGTGATGGACGGCGTGAGTGGCAAGACCTTTGACAATGCTTTGCGTGCAAGGTTCGGTAACCTGGACGGCATCATGGACGACAAGTTTCCGGCAGACCGCCAGCCAAAGGGTAACGGATTATATGCGAACAACGCCTTTTTGAAGGGAACTTTCGTGCTGGAGACTGGAGAGGACGTGAAGACTCGGTTTGAGATAACGGAGGGTAAGGTGCAGAGTGCCATTGACGGTGTGAGGAACGATATCGTGAGTGATAAGAGCTACCTTAATAACCCGACGTTTGCATCGGGGCTGGCGAAGTGGGATTCGGAGAATGAGACGGTGTTCTACCTGGTTGGCAACAAATGGGTGTGGGCCAACGGTGGGGCACTGAGCAAGAAGGGTGACGGTGCGAGCGTGGTGACAGACATGGGGCGCACCGTTGTACGGATCAAGAACAAATACATACTGCAGAAGCATGGCAACCTGCGCTTTGTGCCGACCTTTCCGGCAAACAATGACGGGAAGAAGGAAGCCTTGCCTGTGTATCTGAGCTTTTTTTATCGCTGCGCAAAGGCTGGCACGCTGAAGGTGGGCTTTGAAGGTGTTGAGAAGGCGGGGTTCGCGGACTTTGCCAGTATGGAGGTGAGGGAGGCGCTTGGCGCGACTGATGGTTATGTGCAATATACGTGCAGCGGACTGTGGAATGGCACTGGGGACTTTAAGTTATCGTTTGACGGCGACATCTATCTGTATATGCTTGTGCTGAGCACGGATAAGGTTGATGCTTTGACGTATAAGTACAAAACGCTGTTCGAGCAGAGTGAGCGATTGGTGAAAATATCGGCAGCAGTGTATGACAAGGATGAGAATATGCTTGAGGAGACAGGGCTTGTCACGACCTCGAAGTTGACTGGTATGTATGCTATTGATGGTGATGGTAATTTGAAATCCTTTGTCGGTGCCAGTCAGGACGGTGTGAAGATAAAGGCATCAAACATACAGCTGGAGGGGCTTGTGACTGCTAACAAGAACTTTATGATATTGGAGGACGGCAGTATTGTTACGAAGAATGCGACAATATATGGTAAGGTGTACGTTGATAATGGTGGTAAAGTGGGGGGCTTTGAAATTGAGAATGGTTGCCTGAAATGGGGTGACGGCCAAGCGGAGATTAGGCTTGGATATGATACCTCGCATGGCGAATCGTGTGTGTATATAAAGGCGAATATGTTCAGCAATGCGATTGCGGGACTTGCCCCCATGGGGGGCAGCGGTATTTATGGCAGTTGCAGGGTTACTCCAACTTTTCCTGACCTGGATGTAAAGTGTGCTGGATATTTTGACGGGGACGTAATTGTGAACGCTGCGAATATACTTGTGAAGAAGGGGACTATTCAGGCGGATAAAATACTGCCGCAGAATGGGTGGTCGGGAGTGTTCAAGGATAGGAAAGTGACGGTGCAGAATGGAATAATAACTAATGTATCATAATATGAAGATAGATTTTAAGCATTTCAAAGTTTACATGACGGTAAATCATAAGTCGGTACGGCTGATGGATGTACGCGAGTCTTTTGCGGACATGTTGTACAACAATGTGAATGGAATCAAGGCGCATGCTCTTGCATTGAGGATATACAACAGTTGTGGGGAGTCGGAATATACTGATGAGGAGGTGCGGTTGGTGCGTATGGTTGCAGAACAACTGTGTGTGCCTGGCTTTATTGATGGATTGAACGAACAAATAGATAATAACAACAAAACAGAATGACCTATGGCATTGACAGAAGAAGAAAAAAAGGAACTGGTGCAGAATGTGGTGAACCAGATAAAAACTGAGAGCCAGAGTGTGGACGAACTGGAAACTGTGGACACGCTGGAGGGGGTGGTGAGCCTGCCAGCTATGAGGGGTGAGAAGGTGGTAGGCGCTCCGTTGAAACTGCTGTCAAAGCCTGCGGAGGCGGCGGCTGCTGTGGCCAGGAACTCGGCGGCAGTGGCTGACGCATCGGCAAAGAAGGCTGACGCATCGGCAAAGAAGGCTGATGTGGCAGTGGCTACAATGTCGGGCTATGAAGATCGTGTGAAGCTGGCAATGAATGGTTCTTCAGCTCGCTTTGATGGTTTTGTTGATGGAGTTATAATAGAGTACTTATCCGTAATGTCGATTGATGGCGTATATTATGACATCAAGAATAAGCGTTTTTGCGCTAAGAAAGACGGTCACTACTATAATAATTGGGCTATAGGCGATAACACGCACGCTGCATCAATGTACCTTGATGATGGTCGTAAAACTCCACGTAAGGATAAAATATATGTATGTGGAACTAATCTCTATGTGTGGAGTGACGAAGAGGGTAATTTGGTTGTATATGGTGCCACAGCCCAAGATGGAGTTCAAGGCACAAGTAAGAATTATGTGTACTCATCGCCATCAGATAAGACTCGCACGGTATTGAGTGGCAAACTGTGGATATATCAGCACGGCGACTATAACCAGTTTCTCCGCTTCAAGCACTGGGGCGCTGCCAACGACACGGCCGAGACCGACTACAGTCAGGTGCAGCTGCCAAACGCATGGACGGGGGGCACAGGGCTGCTCCGCTATGACATATACCGCAGGCTTGACGGATTCAAACTGCGCGAGCAGAACTCCACCGCCACAGAGGTTAAGATTGTAACCCCGATTTTTACCACAGGCGGCACGAGAGAGCTAAGTATATCACAAGCAACAACTGCTAAGGCAGGTGTGATGACGGCAGCTGACAAGATGAAGTTAGATGGATTAAGTGATATTTCTGCCGAGGATGCACGCGCTGCAAGAGCCTTGCACAAAGCCATTAGAGGTACAAAACTATTTGGTCCAAATAATATCTTCGATACAAATAACCGCACGTTAGGTGGCGCTGTTAATAAAGTTCTATATGACAGTTCGATTCCAACAGAGTACACAAAAGGGAGACCTTTTGAAGTGTTTTGCACGCAAGGCATAAAGTCAGATATACACAGCGAAAAGTATATGATATGGTTTGGATTGCGCAAAAGTGCGACCAACATAGAGCGATATAGTTGTCAGCAAGTTATAGGGCAAACCGAGGAAGAGTTTTACGCGTATGGAACTCCTGTTGCATTTCGTCTGAACGATGGGAAAGTATATACCCCTTATAAAGGCAGTTATGGGTTGGGTATAGATACATCTACACAATATATAGTGTCGCGAGAATGTGTTATTCCTTCGTATAGTGATTTGCACGATGCTGCAACAAGTGAAAAAGATGGGTTAATGTCTGCCTCCGATAAAGCACTGCTCGATGTGATTGCTGCTTCGATAGATTCCTTTGGCAATAGTATTACAGAACAGGCTAAGCGTATATATGACTTGGAGCAGTGTAAGCCTTTGGCTACGAAGAATAGCAATGGCTTCATGAGTTCTGAAGACAAGACTCAACTACAGGACGCGTTTGCTGATTTCAATGCCCGACGACAGGCAAATGACGTGGAAGGCTATGTTGGCAGGAGTAATGTAATTAGTGTTCCAGGAACTGTTGGGAATGTACAAATTGCTGCTGATATTTATCGGAACGCTGAAGAACGTAATTACACTCCTGGTGCTTCTTTTGACGTGTATATTTCGGCCGGGTACGATGAAAATAATCCAAACAAACAATGTGTGTGGTTTGGCTTACCCATCGAAGCAACCAAGTTTGTGCGGTATCGTCTTGATTATTGGCTGCATGGTTCCGCCGACACTCTTGTCGGCAAGTACTTATGCGACACAAGCGATAAATACTATGAGGTTCGTGAGGGTGCTGTTGGTGAATATATATCCGAAGCTTTAGATGATACTCCTTGCATTATGACCATTGCCGATAAACGTCTTCTTAATCAAATCAAGCAGAAGTTGGGTCTATAATTTGGTGATTCGTGATATTTTTGAGGGCGCAGAACTTGGCAGCGTATATGGCGTTGAGTAAGGTTGCGTAATGCGAAGCGCGAAAAGCGGGAGCGAAGCGACAAAACGAAGGACGTTGCATCACCGGCGTTAGCCTGTCGAAAAAAAAATAGAAATTTCGCGGGAGCCTGGTGGTTTGATGCTGTGTTACGGGGCAAGAAGCGAAAGACGTACAGGCAAGGTCGCTATCTGCTGGAGCACCGTGACGAGGTGATAGCGGAACTGACGGCAAGGCTGAAGGACGGAACGTTCAGACTCGGTGTCTACCATGAGCGCTAATCTGTGAATACGGTAAAGAACGGCATCTGCAGATATAGTCAATGAAAGACCTCGTAAATGGTACAACCAACAAACGGATGCAGCAATATTATCGGGCTTCAGCTATGAAGGAGTCCCCGTGTGGCTCTCGCAAGAGAACCAGTATAACTATAAGGCTGCATACGATTTGGCCTTCCAGACGGACGGAAAAACGCTACCAGTGACATTTAAGTTCGGCACTGATGAAAGTCCAGTGTACCATACGTTTGAAACGTTTGATGAACTTGCAGATTTCTACACGAAAGCCGTTAAGCATATACAAGAGATGCTGGAAAATGGCTGGAAGAATAAAGATGCAATAGATTTGAGCAAGTACAACGCTTAAAAAATCCCTTCGGGGGAGGATGTAAAAAAGCCCCCGGCCTGTTAATATAGACGCCAATCATTTATTAACAACACACCAGTACGATGCGCAACCGGGGGCCTATGCCTCCTGCTGCACCGTACTGGTTCTTTTGTTGTTATAAATGATTGGCAATACAAAGGTACATAAATTAGTTGAAAATGAAAGTATTTGAGATATTGAATTTTAACCGCGAGCCGTTAAAAAGGCTACAACAGGCAGGGATACGCATCGAAGATGTGGAATATATAGACTTGTACAACGACTATCGCGTGATGCTCGGTGGTGGCGAAAAGGTCTCATACATTGTGGCGACACTTGCAGATCGCTATCATGTGAGCGAGCGTAAGGTGTACACGCTCATCAAGCGATATGGTCGAGAGTGTAGCGCTCATGTGCTCGGGGGGGGGTAAAGCGCAAGGCTTTTGAAAACGTGCTGCAAAAGGCTTGCAGTGTGATTTGCTCGTGGTGTTACTTTTTGATGAGGAAGCGTGGTAACTTTGCCGTATCGAAAATAAAACACGATGAACAAATACTATTTATTATTGGGGAAGGTGCTTGCTGAAGGCAAGACCCAACAGAACAAAAAAGGCAAGATAAAATACTTGCTCAACGAGCAGCTGATGCTCACACCGGCTGACCTGCTCGACATATTTGAGAGCCACGGCATAGCGAGGAAGAAACTGAAAGAAGAGCTGAAACTGTTTATGCAAGGAGAGCGCAATGTGGAACGATACCGTGAGGCAGGCATAGCATGGTGGGACTACTGCGGCCAGACATTGGTAAACAGCTACCCGACCTACATGGAGAAACTGCCACCACTTATTGAGCGCATCAACAAGGAGAAACGCAACAGCAAAAACTATGTATTGTTTCTCGGAGCAACGGATGCAGAGAGCAACCAGGCACCGTGCCTGAGCCTTGTGCAGTTTCAAATAGAGGACGATGCATTGGTTGTGTCGGCATATCAGCGCAGCTCCGATGCAAACCTCGGACTGCCTTCAGACATTTACCACCTTTATCTGATGGCTCGACAGATAGACTTGCCACTAAAGTCTATCACGCAGTACCTGGCGAATGTACACATCTATGAAAACAACATAAAGCCCACTGAACGACTTCTCGCTGGTGAGGATAATATAAAATTTGAACTGAACGTATGAGAGGGAAAATGCACATGGCAGCACCTCTGCCTTTTGTCGGACAGAAGCGCATGTTTGCAAAGGAGTATATCAAGATTCTGCCCCAGTTCAACGACAAAACAGTGTTTGTGGATTTGTTCGGTGGCAGCGGTTTGCTGTCCCATATAACGAAGCATTTGCGCCCAGAGGCAACTGTAGTATATAACGACTACGACAACTACCGCGAGAGATTGGCACATATACCTCAGACAAATGCGCTGCTCGCTGATTTGCGAGAGATAGTTGGCAATACGCCAAAGTACAAGCGGATAGATGGTGTGATGCGTGAGAAGATGTTTGAACGTTTGAGACATGAGGAGAAAACGGTGGGCTATATTGATTTTATAACCATCTCGGCATCGGTGATGTTCTCGATGAAGTACGAACTGAGCATCGAGGAAATGGAGAAGCAGACATTATACAATAATATCCGAAAGAACGACTACCCGACAAGTGAGGACTATCTGGAAGGTTTGACGATTGAATCATGTGACTATCGTGAACTATACGAAAAATATAAAGACGAGCCGAATGTGGTGTTTATAGTGGACCCTCCTTATTTGTCCACAGAGGTCGGAACATACAAAATGTACTGGCATTTGTCTGACTATCTCGATGTGTTGAATGTGCTCAAAGGAAAGCCGTTTGTTTATTTCACATCAGATAAGTCGTCTATCATTGAGCTTTGTGAATGGTTAGGCAAGAATAAAACGCTCGGCAATCCGTTTGAAGGTTGTAAGCGTTTCGAGTTTAATGCGCATGTGAACTTTGATGCTGGTTATAAAGATATGATGCTCGTGAAGTCTAATGCCGCATAATTTGAACCTCATTTGAACGCTGTTTGTTTACCGTTCAAAAACTATAAAAGCAGCCCGTGTTGGACTGCTTTTTTGTTGTTTTAAAGTGTCGTGTGTGCGAAATTTTTAGAACGTTTCGTTTTTCCCGATTTTTGCACGTTTCGTTTTTCAAATCGAGCACATTTCGTTTTGCCGGATTTATATGCTGGTATGTAGCAATTCTATCACCTTATGGCGATAATCTATGTCTTTTTCTGCCTTGACAGGACTAAAGTCAAAGTTGAGAAGTGGACGAATGAGGGGGCGTGAAGCCTGAGGCTCCCATACCGCGCCACTTAAATACATTTTGCCGTCACGATATTGAGGCGAAATGACCAAAGTGGGCATTTGGCTCATCAAGAAGTGAATGTTCATGATGCTTGCATTGCCGCCAGAGAGGTCTGGCTTCAAACAAGCGTCCTTACGAAAATCTACATTTCCGATAAGTGGAACATCATTCTTTTTGATAGTATATTCTAGCTCCTTGTATATTTGGGCATCTGCAGCATTGGCATCTGTTCCGTAAGCTCGTAATGGCAACAAAGGGGCATGCATCAGAATTACATTCAATCGAGGTGCTATGCTCGTTGCTTCGTTGCGTATTTCGTGCAAGATAGTTTGAGGCAACAAGGGATCGAGCGGCCAACAATATTGCAAATAGTATTTCAACTCAATGGCTTGCATCTGCGCATTGAAAGATTGGCGTGAAGTTTCTTGCCTTTGTTCACGAGCAAGAGCTACGAGTCTGCGTTTGAAGGCAATGTCTTCTTGCATACGCTCATCATCAGTAATGTGACGAGCACGCTCCATCTCTAACTGAAACGCTTGATTCCGCTCGTGCGCCTTGTCTTGTAAGCGGCGGTTGTTCCACCCCAATAGCGTGGAGCTAATGGAGTTGGCCACCCAAAACATGCCATAGCCAGGAAATCTTATATTCTGTGATGCTATAGGTATAAAAACAAAACTTACATCTAATTATAAATCATCAGAGAATGAGCCAGACAAATCATCGTTATCGGGCATTGTGAGCGATGAGTCATCTTGCATTTCTTCTCCCATAGTTGTATGGTCATCTTGATTAATATCCGAAAACATCGAGACGTCATCATCTGCACATACGGCAACAAGCATATCGTCCATAGGCTCGGGCGAAGGTGAGACAAGTGTAGGTGCATCGTCTGAAGAAGGTATTTCGGGCAATTCAAAATCTGCATTCATTAAGTCTGCTGGCAATTGCAAATCTGCATCCTTAAAACCATCAATCGTATCATCAACAACGGAATTTGTATGCAACAACTGGTGTAAAGCATCGTCATGTGCAGCCAACTGCGAGAATTGCTGCATGTCACCTTGCGACAGGTTGCCATCGAGGAATGCAGCAAACTCTTCTATACTCGGTAGTGATGTATGTTTAAGCATGTCTTGCCTCCTTTCTGCAAACTTGTTTGAATTGTTTCTCTGCCAAAATCCGTTTGTTGTAATAATTATCCATCGACATACCGAGTGCCTCGGCAGTCTCCTTGTGCGACTTTTGCTCCAGATAGAGCAAGCGAATGATGTCGCGGTATCTTATGTTAGACATCAAACCGAGCAAAGTTTCAACGTCAGCACGGTTCATGCAACTTAAGTCTATATGGGTAGATAACGATTCGGCACCATTTCTATCACTAATTACATCTTCTGTTTCATCTTTTTCGGTCGAATGAGGTAACGGTTCACAAACAGGCATACGTTGTTTCAACTCATATTTCTTATAGCAATAGAACAAACAAGCCGTTTTTATCCAACTGGCCAAAGTACTTTCGCCTCTGAAATTCTCCATTTGGCATCGTCCTGTAGCCTTGCTTGGAGTTAACACAACGATATAAATCTCATCAATAAACTCCTTGTAGTCTGTGCAATCCGTATAGTAGTTGTCATATATGGATTTGAAGAGAGGAAAGCAATGTTGATAAAAGTACTTGCGTGTGACCACATTATCCCTCTTTATGAGGGCTTTTGCTATATGCAAGTCTTCTGTATATATTTTTTTGACTTCCATAAGTCTAATCGATTTTCTCCAAAAACGCACTCGGCACGTATGCAGTTGCAAATGTTGCCATGTCACCGATTATAACGCCCACTCTCTGTTGTCCTTGCCATCTTTTCACTCTTCCAACAACTCCCTTGAATGTTCCCTCAATGACACGCACCAACTGGCCTGCCTGAAAATTAGGCACACTTGACAATGAAACGATAATGTCACTTGCATCAGCTGCACAGATAATCTTCAAACTCTTTATCTGATCGTTGGGTACAACCAACGGAGTCTTTTTGATTCTGCTTCCGATATGCTCGTGGCGATAATAAAAACGGAGATGGGGGAGGTTTACGTTGTCGTAAACAAAACTTTTGATTTGTTCTTCAGTACCGAATGCAAAGAAAATGTTGGGCAAACGTGATTCGGTAACAACTTTGCGTTTGCCATTTATGAGTTTTACAACATGTGTAGTCGGGTGGAAAGCGGTGATACCATTATTCACCAAATAGTCGTATGCTACTTTCTCCCTACCGTATGTGCAGCGTAGGGCATACCAATGGGGGACTTTTTCTGAATGTTGCCTCTTGATGTTTTTTTTCAAAAGCGCACTTCTGGTGGACACCCCTGTTTGTGAACTCTCAGCGGAAACAGTGCTTTGAGCTTCGGGGAGGGCGTTGGAGGTAAGTCCAGCGCAAGGAGGGAATTCACCACCTCCAACGGTGTGTACATCTATTGGTGTACATTCATCGACTTTCATATCGGTGCTAACTTTTTTCTAAACAGAAATCCGTTAAATTTCGACACAAAAAAAGCGTGGAATCGTCTTGTTGTCCATTCCACCCTCTGAGGCTCTTGCAATTGCCTATCATAGTTGAACAGACAACGTCAGAGCCCACGCCGATATGAAAATCATGTCCGTAAAGAGACCTATATAACACATTTGATTGCGCCCGAAAGGGTACAATCCATGCTTACAGGTCTCCACGGGATTGATATAATCACACCCGGGACATCTACCGTTGACTATATTCAAGACTATGATTAACTGTGAATTTGCAAGATTACAGAGGGTCTTAAACACAGCGTCGATAAACGCCTTCTATGTCTGAACTGCCATCCCACCCAATGCCCGCTTCGTATAGTGATTTGCTGGGTAAGCTCTTCGCTACACTCAGCACGGCGTAGGCTACCAACTTTGTTGCTTTACAAGAACTCATCTTGCTGTGTCAACAACAGATTGGCTATGCAGTCCGACCGCAAAATATGAAAATTTATTGAGAAAAGACAAGAAATGACAGAAAATGCCAACACCGCAATACGAATTTAATACTATTTAACCTAACCGCTTTAATATCTCAGAAATTTTGTATAAACAAATACTGCTTTCGATCCAATTTTGTATATAGTTAGGTTAATATACTTCATGTGATCATGAAGTATAACTTCGATAGACAACGCAGAACTACTTCGATGCCCAATGGAGTATTATCGTATTTTATGAGATATATAACTAAAGTTTCCCACCCCGAAATAATGGGTGGGAAGGACAAAAAGTCAAGAACATTTTGTAACTTAGTAGGTGTTAATCAGTTGAGTTTCAAACTATACTAAAACTTATTGTTATGGAAATTAAATTCGGTAATTTTTCTGATATGGCCAACCTCCTAAATGTTAAATCTCGTCTCAGCAGGGTATAAATGTTTTCATGACAAAATAAACTGCAATTTATCAATTCTATTGGACACAAACGTTTCAATGTTTCACTTTTTGTGCATAATGCTTTGATTTTGAACGATTTTAGGGACTGAAACATATACATTCTATGTTTCATTTTTGCTTTCAATGTTTCATTTTTGAGGTATAACGCTGAGAGAACAAAACATCATGCAAGAAAATCAAAACCTCAATGCAAGAAAATCAAAAACACTGTGCAAGAGATTTCAGAACACAGTGCAAGAGATTTCAAAACACAGTGCAAGAGATGCTGAATGAAGGAATGAAATGAAAGGTGAAACATTGTGTTTTAAGTTTCATTCGTTGAAGTTATTGATAATCAATCGTTTATGTTTAGTTTATGAAACATGAAAGATGAAAAGCCATTGGCCTTAAAAACACGTAACGTGGGCATAAAGGATTTCTGGGCAATGAAGAAAAAGTGTACAAAATGTACACTCTTTTTGTATCCCACTTTAGGGTGACGTGTACTGAAATTGGTTGACAGTTTTAAATGTTAAAACTAAAGTTGTTTACACTCTTGTACTCTTAGACCTAAATAGGTTGTCAAAATGGCTTTTAATCCTATATAGGTTT